CTTGCGCTTGAACTCCAAGAATGCTTTGTGGTGCTTGAGCCCGGTCGGGTTCTTGCGCTCGATCTCTGCACGGTACTCGGGGTTGTTGTATCTGTGCTGTATGTAGTCGTCCACGGGTGTGCGTTGGTTGCGCCACTCCCGCAGGGTCATGAGCAACGTGTATGCGGTATCGGGACTGAGGTGCAGTTGTGCACCACCGTTTGCTGCTCTCATTTGACGAGCCCTCCCTTGTTGTTGAGTTGGTGGATGGCCTCGTGCACGGTGCGAACTCCGCACCGGTTGATCAGGTCGCTGAGGGCGCGGTGAAACTCCGGGTTGAAACTCAGTTGGCGGTCGGCTTTCACCCCTGCACGGATCAGACGCAGGATGATCCAGTCCTCACGGGACAAACTCTTAACTTCTTTCATTTGACGAGCCCTCCTTTGTTGTTGATGCCGATGAGGTCGGCGGGGTTGGTGAAAAGCATGTAGTTGGATTTGTGCATGGGGGCAACAGTCCAGCTTTTCCTTTCGTCCCTTGCGGCGGAGTCACCGCAGGGCATACACATTTTGTAACCGAGCGCGGCACGCTCGGCGGGGTAGTCATCGCCGCACACGCAGCAGGTGCGCCAGTCCATATCCATAACTTTCTCCTGTCATCACCGATGGAACATTGTTACGCCTCTCGCGCCCACCGGACGGCGCGGAAGCGGAGTGGGTTGATCTCCCACTATCTTTATTGTAACACAAAGTTATAAGAGTGTCAAGTGACTTGAACGGGAGGGTTGAGGCAGTGCATTGTTATGGGATTGCTTTGTTACGAAGTTATAAATGGGGTGTGGTAATGTGATGTGGTACAAAATGTGTAAGTCGTTGATTTACAAGTTAAAAGTTGGGTATTGTTATTAAGTTATAAAGTTATGATGATTTTTAAGTATGGTGGCTATGAGACTTGACAATAGAAAAGAAGAGGTGGTTGCACTTGCCCCAACGCTTTGTCAAGGTCTTACCCAAACCTTCTTCAAAATGCTCGTAACAATGTAACAATAGGGAAAAAGTGAATAGAATCAAGGACTTAGGACTGTTATGCACGTAACAATGCACGTAACAGCGTAACAATGTTCCACCTTCGGGGCTATCACGCCGCGAAGAACTGGCATAGCTCGCGTAACACTGTTCCGCTTTTCGCGCCCGCGTCGTTCGTGCCCGTGTGCCGTTACTGTTACGTGCGTGAACGCAAGGGGCCGGGCTACCACGCCGCGAAGAACTGGCATAGGCCCGCCGCGCCGTGAACAGTAATTCGTGGTACACGGGCGCGGCGCAGGGCAAAAAAAAGCCCCGCACTGGGCGGGGCTCAAAGGGAAGGGGCCTCACGGCCCCTCGGGTTACTTGGTCTTGGTCTTGGGGATCAGGGCGTTGAGGTCGACCCCGTTATCGGCGAGGGCTTTGGCAATCGACAGCAGCCACGCCTTTTCTTTGCTACTCAGACCGCCCTCGGTCTTTTCCTCGCGGCGGAAGGCCGTGTAGATTTTGCCGATATCCTTCTCAGCGCGCACGCAAAGGTCGCGCACTTCGCCCGTGCCCCTGCCCTTATTACCCTGAGCAGTGGCGATCAAGCGGCGGATCACTTGCCGGGGATTCGAGTGATCCTTGGCCTTCAGGCCATCGCGCAGGGTATCGCGCTCAGTCTCCCACTGAGCATATCCCTTGGAATCCTTGAGCCAGAATTCCGGCCCGAAATCCTCAAGGCATTGAAGGGCGTAAACCTTCGCTGCACCGTAGTCCGATACTGCGGCGGTAATGAAACCCTCACGGGCGGAAGCGCGCTTGTCAGCGGCGGGGGAGGTAACGATCTTGGCCATGTGGCACTCCAAACCCGGAAACCGCCGGGGATCGGACTGCATCGAAAGTGATGCAGTGAGGGAAGTATCGGCACGCGTGGTACATTCTGAACAGATCGAGTGAACATTAATTGTGGTACATTCTGACCCCGGCGCGGGGGGCGGAACACTGTTCCAACCCGAAACCCCACCCGTCCCCCACCCCCCAAAGCCCTAGATCGGAGTCCCGGCGCACGCATAAACTGTGTTCCGCTCATTTCATCACCTCCCCTAGTTTTATTTTTCTGTACCACACATACCACCCCCCTCAATATGGGAACACCCCCCGTCAGGAGTCCCAACCTCCTTTTGTGTTGCGTACCTATATTTCTTTCTGTTACAGTCGGCGCAGTTTCATTGGTGCGCGTTCCCGATGATTGAACTTACGCCTACCGGGGATCACCCAATCCCCTTCGACCTGTCTGACGAGGTACCTAAAACCCATAAGGACAGCGTCGCCGTTGCCATAAACACGGCAAACCTCATCGAAGAGCTTGGTGGAAGCATTGATTACTCCGACCAAGACCTGCATAGTGCGGCTGCACTGATCAACGGTGAGAAGAAACCTCAAGAACCCCGCCATATAACAGTACCTTCGGAGGCCAAAGCAGCCTCAGTGCTGGTCAAGCGGTTCGATTTCCAGACTTTTGCCGACGCTCAGCAGGCTCGCAACTACATAACCAACAAGCTGTTGCAGCTTTCGGACTGCGGCGACCCCAAGTTGGAGCTAAAAGCGCTCGAACTGCTCGGCAAACACAGTGACGTGGGCCTTTTTACAGAGCGCAGCGAGATCACTGTCACGCACAAGACCTCCACAGACCTCGAAAACAGCATCAAGGACCGCATCAAGCGCCTGCTCAATGCTGACGTGGTCGACGTGGAGCCTCTAATCAGCGAATTAGAGGACGAACCTGTACAAAAAACCGAAGAAATTGAACAGGTCGAGGTCGATGTGCATAAAGAATTGACGGATGAGGGGCTAGATGGAGGCTCTTGATACGGTCTCTCTCAAAGACCTGCCCAAGATCATCGACAAACTGTCGGAGACGGACCTCCGGGTGCTCGAAGCGCAGCTAATCAAGCTGGAAAAGCTCAAACAGCGCGAGCTTTCGCAAGAGAAGTTCATCAAGTTCGTGGAAAAGGTGTGGCCGACCTTCATTTCAGGCCGTCACCACAAGATCATGGCTGCTGCTTTTGAGCGAGTAGCCCGTGGGGAGCTAAAGCGGCTGATCATCAACATGCCGCCACGCCATACCAAGTCGGAATTTGCGTCGTATCTACTCCCCGCTTGGTTCTTGGGCAAGTTTCCCCATAAGAAAGTAATCCAAACCTCACACACGGCAGAGCTAGCTGTGGGTTTCGGTCGCAAGGTCCGAAACTTGGTCGATTCCGAGGTCTACAAGAGCACTTTTCCGGATCTGAACCTCCAAGCCGACAGCAAAGCAGCCGGACGGTGGAACACCAGCAAGGGTGGCGACTACTTCGCTATCGGTGTGGGCGGTGCGGTGACCGGTAAGGGTGCCGACCTGCTCATCATCGACGACCCGCACTCTGAACAAGAGGCTGCACTTGCAGCGGTGAACCCCGAGGTATACGATAAGGTCTACGAGTGGTACACCTCAGGCCCACGGCAGCGTCTCCAGCCGGGGGGAGCTATTGTCATCGTGATGACCCGTTGGGCCATGCGCGACCTCACCGGGCAGGTGATAAAAGCCAGCGCTCAGCGCGGCGGTGAGGAGTGGGAGGTCATCGAGTTCCCGGCCATCATGCCCTCGGGCAACCCGCTGTGGCCGGAGTTCTGGTCACTGGAAGAACTCTCCGCACTCCAAGAAGAACTGCCTAACGCCAAGTGGCAGGCACAGTACCAGCAGAACCCCGTTGGCAACGAGTCGGCCATCGTCAAGCGCGACTGGTGGAGATGGTGGGACAGCGAAGACCCGCCTGCGTGTGACTACATCCTCCAGACGTGGGACACGGCGTTCGAGAAACACCAGCGTGCTGACTACTCCGCAGGCACTACTTGGGGCATCTTTAAGAACCCCGAGGACCACGACCAGCCCAACATTATCCTGCTCAACACCTATAAAAAGCGGGTGGAGTGGGTGGACTTGAAGCGCGATGTGCTGCGGGAATACAACGAGTGGGAGCCCGATGGGATGCTCATCGAAAAGAAGGCTACCGGCGCTCCACTTATCTACGAACTCCGCTCGATGGGTATTCCAGTACAGGAATACACGCCGTCAAAAGGCCAAGACAAGATCGCCCGTTTGAACTCCGTCAGCGACATAATCGCCTCGGGAAAGGTATGGGTACCGCGTACGCGCTGGGCCGAGGAGTTGGTTGACGAGATTGCTGCGTTCCCTTCTGGAGAGAACGACGACTTGGTTGACGCGACCACATTGGCCCTGATGCGCTTCAGACAAGGCGGGTTCCTTCGACTGCCTTCAGATCAGCCGGACGAGCCCAAGTTTTTCCGCCGCCGTGGCGGTGGGTTTTATTAAGGATGCATCATGGCTACTAATATCGACAGCGTTCTGTCTCAGATTGACCCGACGCTTCTTACTGACGAGCCTGCAATCGAGATTGAAATCGAGAATCCCGAGAGCCTGACTATTGGCATGGGCGGGGTGGAGATTGAACTGACTCCGGAAACAGATACCTCCGGAGCCGACGACTTCGACGCAAACCTCGCTGAGTTCCTTGACGAGAACGAGTTGCAGTCCCTTGCCTCTGACCTGATGGGTGACGTGGAGGGCGACATCGCCAGTCGCAAGGACTGGGTCGATACGTTCGTCAAGGGCCTTGAGGTCTTGGGCATGAAGTATGAGGAGCGCACCGAGCCGTGGAACGGCGCGTGTGGCGTGTACTCCACTATCTTGACCGAAGCGGCTGTGCGCTTCCAGTCGGACACCATCATCGAGACGTTCCCCGCTGCGGGTCCGGTCAAGACCGAGATCGTTGGTGCCATCACCAAACTCAAGGAAGAAGCTGCCGAGCGTGTCCGCGACGACATGAACTACCAGCTTACCGAGGTGATGCCTGAGTATCGCCCGGAGCACGAGCGCATGCTGTACTCGCTGGGTCTGGCAGGTGCTGCGTTCAAGAAGGTCTACTTCGACCCCGGCTTGGGGCGGCAGGTGGCGATGTTCGTCCCCGCCGAAGAGATCATCATGCCGTACGGGGCGTCAAGCATCCTCAA